AACTGCCGTCACTATGGTGATTAAAGCAAGCACAGCATCACCAAGCACAGCAAACCCCAGTTACACATTCTCGGTTCTTTGCACTGAATGGACTCCAGTCAACGGTGCTGTCGGCGAATTGAACACAGCCGATGTCACTTGGCCAATCAGCGGAACAATCACCAAGGCAACTGCTTAATTCTTAACAAAACAATCAGGAGGAAAGAATGAAAATCAATCTAGAAGTCACCGCACTCAATGGTGGCGTCAGCAAATGCACGGCACAGTTCGCAGACTTCATCGCCTTTGAAGGCGAGAAGAATCGTTCTGTCGCAAACTTCCAAACAGAACTACGCCTCACCGACCTCGCTTGGTTGGCGTGGCATGCAGAGAAGCGCACGAAGAAGACCGCGTTGAAGTTTGAGGAATGGATTGAAACAGTTGAAAGTGTGGAGGTTGGAACCGATTCTGCGGTGATCGTCCCTTTGGAGAATCATCAGCCCACTGGCTGATCGCATATCTCGCCTGCGAGACACACATCGCACCATCGGTGCTACTACAAGAATCACCTAGAATGCTGTACACGATGCTCGGCTATCTGCGCTGGAAGAGTGTCAAAATGAATCCACCGCAAAGGATCAAGTGATGGCATTCTCAGCATTCCCAAATATGCCAGGTGATACAGGTGGCACTCTCGGTCGTGCCGGCACCGCAGCAGTCGCAGGCAACACAGTCGTAGTCAAAGACTTGTTTGAGACTTTGCGCAAGTTCTCGAAGGCTTCTCCGCAGTTCAACAAAGAAATCAAAAAAGTCGCCTACACAATTGCAAGAGATCTGGAAGCCAAAGTCAAACTTGAAGCGACCACGGTCAGTCGAGCCAGTCAGGCGATACAGGTCGCGAAAGGTTTACGGGCAAGCAATGACCGTATTCCGACAATCAAGTTGCGTGGCAAAGAATCGTTCGTGTCAAAGTCTCGTCCGAATAGTAAACGCAAAACTAAGGTGACTCGTGCCGATGTGTTCTTCGGTGCGGAGTTCGGTGGCGGTACTAGACCGACCACGAAACAGTTCTTGAGGCATCGAGGTCAGTCGGGTTACTTCTTTTGGCCTACGGTACGCAAGCGCAAGAACGCCATCGCCAAAGAATACTTAGAAGGCATAGACCGTGTGGTCAAAGAACTAGGCATCGGCTGATACTTGCATTCGGCTCAGGATTCGCTATCCTGAACTTAGGAGGTTCTGCACAATGTTTGAAGTCGTCGGGTTCCCATCAGTCAAATCTGTCTACCCAAAGACCATCGCAACATCTTGGATGGACTTTGCAGCGATGCTCAGCAACCATCAGGAACGAGCAAACAAGTCCGATGGTTCGCTGTACTCGCCAGTCACCTATCGCGAGTACACGACTCGTGGTAATCGCAATGTGCAACACATCTGGGCGTTAGTCGCCGACCTTGACGGCGAAGCATTCGAGCAGGCTGATCTTGGATCGTATATACACTTTGCCTACACAACCTGGTCACATCGCGAAGACGATCCTCACTGGCATATCGTCGTGCCATTCGAGCAGGCCGTGCCGGTGCAGAATTGGGAAGAGGTTTGGTATGAGACACATGAGCGACTTCGTCTCAAAGGCGACCCAGCAACCAAAGACCCAGCGCGTATCTTCTATTTGCCACAGCATGAGGCAGGTCAACCATTCCGCACACATCATTCAGGTTGGCGATTCCTTGACCCAACCATCACCGACATCGCAGCACCGACACGCACATTCTCCACACCAAACATTCGCACGACTCGTCAGCCTCGTCGCGGTAATCCGATGCGATGTGTTCTTGACCCGAAGTGGTGGTCTGCTCCGATTGATATGTCGCAATACGATGGCATGACGCAACAAGAGCTTCATAAGGACATGCAACGCGAGTGGGCTGAACTGCGTAAACGGATGCTCGCTGACTGAGTAGAATTGCGTTCACCATGGCAGGTGAGCGCACATTTCTTGTAAGACTTCTCGGCAACGCCGACGGTGCTGTCGCTGCATTCAAGAAACTAGGTAAAGAGGGTGAACGAACTCTTGACCAGATGAAGACGGTAGGCAATGCGCTAGGTGGCGCATTTGATGTAGTGCGCAAAGCCGCATTCATTGCAGTCGGCGCATTCACAGCAGTCGCTGGTGCGGCAACAGCCGCAGCATTGGCCGCAGCCGAAGACGAACAATCACAACGAAGACTCGCTAGCCAACTTGAACGAACCACAGGCGCATCAAAACTACAAGTCGAAGCCATTGAACGGTTCATTACTTCGGCGATGCTCGCAACCGGAGTTGCCGACACAGATCTTCGCAACGGCTTTGCAAACCTAGCGCGAGCCACAGGTGACGCAACACAATCACAGCGTCTCCTCAATCTTGCGTTGGATATCTCAGCGGCAACTGGCAAAGACTTAGAAAGCGTCACGATTGCTCTTGGCAAAGCTAGTTCTGGTCAGGTAACTGCATTAAGCAAACTCGGAGTCCCGATCGACGAGAACACAAAGAAAAGTAAAGACTTTACTTCGGCACTTGGTCAACTTGAAGCACAGTTTGGTGGAGCGGCAGCGGCATCAGCCGACACATTCTCTGGCCGAATGAAAATACTTCAAGCATCGCTCGGCGAAGTAGTTGAGTCAATAGGTTTTGCACTATTGCCATTCTTTGAAAAGATGGTCAAGTTCATTCAAGACAACATCCTTCCAGCACTTATCGCGTTTGCAGATAATGTTGGCGAATATGGCATAGTCAAAGCCATCGGATTTGCAATCAATGCGATGGGTGATCTTGGCATCACCTTCCTTGACACTCTTGAAGGAATGACTCTGGCGGTCTTGAACTTCTTGAAAAACTTTGCTGATCTTGGTCGAACCATTGCATTGACCGTTGGCTTTACGGCCGCATTGACAGGCAATGCAATTTTAGCGGTCAAAGCAACCGCAGCATCATTGGCATTCAAAGCTGCACAACAAGGATTGAATACCGCACTTGAAGCCACACCTCGACTATTTGACAGCATCCGAGCATCTATGGCTCAAGCCGCAGTAATCCAAGCAAGAGCCTTACCAAGCATCATTGGTACAGCAGACGCACTAGAACGACAAGTTCTTGCCGGCAAGAAAAACATTGTTGTTGAAACTGAACAAATCAGCGTTGGTGGTGGCGTTGCCAAGACGGTTGAGACAGCCAAACAGAAGTTCGAGAAGTACACCGATGCGTTGAAGTCTTCGACATCTGCACAGAAGGCATTCAACAATGCGCAGAAGGGTAGTGCGCAAGCCGCCGACAATTTGAAAGCGGCACAGGATGATGTGTTCGCCAAACAGAAGGCATTGAACGATGCGGTCAATGGGTTCGGTGCAGATTCTGATCAGGCCAAGAAGGCTCAACGGGAATTGTCACAGGCTCAACGCACTGTTGCGCAGGCTGGATTCCGTGTGGAGGAAGCGGTGTTTGCGGTTGCTGACGCTGAGAAGGTATTGGCTGAACTTCGAGCTGATCCGACATCCAGTGCGCAAGCAATTCGTCAGGCAGAGATTGACTTGGCACAAGCAAAGTTGGCTGTCGCCGATGCAAGCGATTCAGAGTTTGAGGCAACGAACAAACTGAAAGATGCACAACTTGTTTTGAACGAAGCGGTGAGCGGTGCGATTGTCGGTTCTGATACTTACAACAAACTTCTTGAAGCAGTTGAAGACGCGAAGATTAAAGAGAAGGAAGCATCAGATCGTTTGACTGATGCTGTTGAGCGTGAGACGGAAGCCTATGAGAATCTCGCCGAGGCGATCAAGAAGGTTGCCGATGCCGCAGCAACTATGCCTAACCGAACTGGTTTGACTATCCCAACCTTGCCGGCTGTGCCGACACCTACGACAACGACTGGTGGCGGTACTTCGACTGGTGGTGGTACAACGGTGGTCAATGTCAATACAGGCATCGGCACGAATGGTATTGAGGCTGGTCGGCAGATTGTGGAAGTGTTGCAGTCATATTCACGGATCGCTGGCAACAACTTCCTTGAGTTCGCGGTTGCGTAACCATGCCAAAAACA